TTCAATATTATTTTTCCAATTATTTTTTTGAGAATTGGATATTTTCGTCGAAACTTCCTCTCTATATTTGATATTCATCCATCTATTTTTTTGGAATAAAGATTGTTTCTCTTTTACTTCAAATAAATTTGATGTATGTTTATTTCTACAAGAACGGCAAAGTTTATTTTCCTTTTGATTTCTAAAATTTCTATAAGATTGAATCGTTTCTTTATTACATTTTTCACATAAAAATACTATTTTCTTATTACTTCCTTTGGATAAAGTATTAATATCTCCCCCATCAACTCTTTTTATCATAAAACAAACCTCTTAACGTATATAGTCATTATACCATATTTATAAGGAAACGTAAACATAAAAAAACCCCCTTTCCAATACAGGAAAGGGGGTCAAAATTTCAACAATTTTACTAACTTATGTTAGTCTGGCATACCCGTTATGGTAACTTTCTTGTAGTAAAGGTTACTACCAAAGATGTGTTCATGAATAGCATATCGACTCATCAAACCAACAGTTGGCTGGAATGACTGCTCGTATACGGTCTTTGAAACCATCAACTGAATATATGGAAGATAAATGATACCAGCATCATATTCAGATGGACCCTTATATCCTACAGTAAAATAGTTACTAGTCGCGAAGGTGTCTCTGTAAACCGTAATACGGCCGTCGAGAGAACCCATCTTGGAAATACCAGCTACGAGGGTATTAATCTCCCCGTCAGTTGGGTGAATAACGAAACTTGACAGACCTTCAAATGCAGCACAGACATAAGGGGCAGCAAGAACAAAGTTACCTGCACCTCTCCTTGTGTCAATGGCGATTTTATTGGCTCTACGAACAACTACGTTATAAAGGTTTCTGTATTTTTCAGATTCCCATCTACCGTCAGCTGACGTTGAATAAGACCATGTTGTAGACTCTGCAACAGTATTTACCTTATTCACGATTTCACGATCAATTTCTGCCGTGATTTCATAAGCCAGAATGTCCATCATTTCTTCTTCAAGATCAAGACCGTGCATGGCCTTCAAATCCTGAGCGACTTCAAGCGACCAACGGCTTCTGAGCTTACGGGTCTTTGCTTCGACCTGCGCCTTTTCTACCGTCATGTTCACTTCGGCAATTGCCGTACCAGAACCGATACCAAGACCGATATCACCGGCTGTATTGGAACCAAGAATTTCACCTGCACTGGTTACATAGGAACCAGAATATGTGGTGTCAATCTTGTTGTATCCGAGTTCATCTACGGCACCGTCCGTTGCGCTGGTAGGACCAACGCCCGTGTATGTTCCGCCTGCTCTAAAACGAAGAGCAAAGGCGAGGCCTACTGGGCCTGTAAGTGGCTGAACACCAACGAGATCGTGGGCAATCAGCTCGGGGAAGGTACGTCTAACCATAGGAACGGCAATCTGATGGAAGTCGCCGGAAATCGCATAAGGCGAGCCGCGGCCGACTTCGGAATAATTACCCGCTTCCGTAAGGTACTTATACTCATTTTCGAGCATGAGGGCGGTAGACTTCAAAATTCTCTTTGATCGAATTTTATTGCCTTCGCCGAGGACTTCCTTCCACTTGTCAATCAACTGCTTTGTGGTTGCATTCATTTGTAACTTGTCCTCCTAAAATTTAGAAAATATTTTCCTTCAAAATTTTCACAGTGTTCTGTACATATTTGTCGAATGGAGAAAGATCACCTTCGGCAACTTTCTTACCATCAAGGTCATCAACTTCCAATTTTCCCTGTCCCATATCGGAGGCAGGAATTGGATCGTCAGCATCCTTCACTGCGGCACCGCAATTTGGGCAAGCTGTCTTTCCTTTTGCTGTAAATCCAACGCCACAAGACGGACAGATAAAGTCCTCTGTCTTTGCTTCTGGATCAGGTTCTTCTGTACCAGGCTTCAAACCGGCCATTGGGCCATCCATTTCAGATAGGATTGTTTCAACAACAATCTGGAATTTGACATCAATGTCTTTCTTCTCTGTCAAATCACCCAAAAGATTGATAACTTTCGTTCTCTGAGCTTCTGTCAAACCATCACACTTCTTTCTCAAATAGAGATGTGCTGCAAGGGACTTTGCATCTTCTTCTGCTGTCATCCTCTTTCCGATTTCCTCATTGAGCTCATCACGAAGACTAAGAATTTCTTCCTTGGCTTCACGAAGTAGACCTTTAACCTCTTCATTCAATACACCTTCATCAATCGCGAGACGCGTCTTGAGAGTCTGAATGACATCATCATAAAGTTCGCCCTTTTTAGCATACTCTACAATGTTCTCGGGCAGCTTGAGTTCTTCTTCAAGAACGGTATCAACAAAGTTCGAAAACTTACCGGTAATATCGGTCTTGTATTCCTCAAATTTGCCCTCGTACTCCTCAACAAGCTTCTCTGATTCGTCCTTTAAAAGAGAATCGGCTCTTTCTCTTGCCTTTACATCGACAATAGATTCGATTTTCTCTTTCAAGGCAACGATCTGAGACTCATCGAGTTTCTCAATACCGAGCGCTTTCAAGATTTCATCCATCTACGAATACCTCCATATAAAATTCCTATTCTCTTTTACGAGATAGTGTTGTTACTTTTTTCATTTAATGCCAAGCTTTTGTTTGTAAATCACGATACTCTTTTTCCCATCTTTTAATTTTTTCTATATCCATCTTATTAGCGGATAAACGACGTTCACGGGCAATCAAATCAGATAATCTATCTAAGCTCGCAATGACTTTTTTCTCGGCGGCTGATCCTGCCTTGACATGGCCGGGATGCTTTCGCGGATCATCCCACTTTTTCTTTTTCTGCACAAGTTTCTTCACGGGTTTCTTTACTTCCTCTGCGATTTCTTCTTCTTCAAAATCCATAGGGACTTCTTCCCCTTCTTCATCATAATCGGACAATGAAGTGCTGTCATCCCAGTCCTCTACGGACCGATCAATAGGAGAGGCAGCAGGAACATCCAACCATTCATCTTGTGCTTGAAGCTCAAGTGCATTTGCCAATTCCTGACGAATTCTTTTTCCTTCATCATCAAGAGCATCGGGGTCAACATGATAAACAAACTGACCCATTTTATCCATCAAATCGGAAAGGTCATAATTCTCTTTGAGAGCATACTTCAAACCTTTCTGCTTGAGCTTCTTTGTTTTTTCCTTGCCTAAGAATTCATCAATTCTGGATAAAATAGACATTTCGATCTCCATGAAAATATTTATATTGTTATTTGAATTACTTACAAGTTAGTTTGAAACACAGGTAGGAATTGGGTTTTAAGTTACACTACTTGTTTATTTTATCTTTGCAAGCTGAGCCCGTAACTCTTTTTTCCTTACAGTCAAGGCACCATGCGTATGAAGATAAGTATCCATATCATCATCATCTGATTCTTCATGATGTTTATCCAACGCTTCCTGTCTTTTTTCTATAGCCTCAATTTGCTTTCTAATGGCAGCTTTCCTGCCTTCAAGAGAGTCTTTATGTGGTTGATCTGAAGAATCTTCTTCACTCAAATACTTTTGAATAATCATATCTATCTTTTTCATATATCTAAATCCTCCTACCATTCCTCTCGCATCATTTGATCTAAAAAATTTTGTATTAGTTGTGGGCTTTCTCCTTCTTCAAAGGGGTTTGATTCTTCTTCAGCAACTTCCCTATCACTACCACCTTCACCAAACTCTGTTACCGCGTATGAATAAACATACTTCTTACCATACTTCACCTTCTCTACATAAAACTTTGTTCCTTTGTAAGAAATTTGCCGAGTTTATCTTCAATCTTCATTACTTCATCCCCTTCTCAATGTCAGTAAGAACCTGCCATATCTTTTTAGTATATGCTGCTTGTGCTTCTTTCAAGGAAATTTTTGGTTCTTCAATAATAGGTTTCTCAATCCTCTTTGTGCCTGGTAAATCGTAATCCTGTCCTTCATAGATACCGTTTACCCAAGATGGGTGGTTGGATGGGTCTGTTACCATATCCCATGTAATAAGGTAAAAATCCTCATTGACATGGCCATCCTCGTTTACAGAACCAAGTCCACGAGAAGAAATGCCCATACGGCCTTCTTTAATAAGTGTCTTAGCAATTTTGCCCATTGGTGTATCCAATACCTTTGATCTGCCGTAAACATGACTACCTTCCCATTCCAACTTCTCTGTTAGAATAGCAATCTTGTCTGGATTGACTTCTGGATTTGGTGGATGTCCGAGCTCTCCCCAAAGGCATCTATTCTTGATTTTTTCGGTAAGCTTACCGATCTCTCTATCGAGAATACTTTTTGAATAGATACGTTTATTGTTATTCTCCAAATCAGCTGAACTATAGATACCGGAGATATACAAATGTTTTTCCCTTGTTTCAGATTGCTCAACGATAAATTCTACATCATGAGAAATTTCCGTTATAAGCTTCATAATTTCACCTCAATTATTCTCCATCGCTTCTCATGATTTTAATAGGTGTTTTTTTAATAACGTCAAAAATCATAACGATCTTGTTATTTTGTGGGAAACGATTTGCCAATTCCAATGCGAGTGAAAACACTCTTTGGAATTTAGCAGGTGTGTTTGCCATTGTCATGTAATACGCAAGTCTCTTTAAACCTTGTGTAATACTACCAGCATCACGGGTTGGGTCATAGGTGCCGGGAACCGATCCAGCTGATGCTGGATATATCTTTTGTGTCCCACTAAATTCCTGTGGAGCTGGTGTTTCAAACACTTCTGCTTCTGACAAATATCTATCAATTTTATCTTCTACCTTCTTCATTGTTGTTCCTCCAATTATTTCTTCCTTTTCTTTGCAGGAACTTCCTGCTTGATCTTAGGAATTTCAATAGGATCTTTTTCAAGTCCCAGTTTCTTCTTCAAATAATCACTCTTGGCTTGAACAATTTGCCCCTTGAGTGTTTCCTTTGCAGTAATAAAATCGTCATTCTCAAAACTATCAATAGCTCTTTTGATTTCTTTTTCATCAGTTGGCATAACACACTACTCCTTTGTTTCTTTTTTGGCCAATAACCTATCTATCCTTACCTTCAAGGCTTCAATATGTTTATCAGCAATATCTCTTATTTGTTTCTTTTTCTCAGGGGTTTCTGCATCCTTCAATGCACCGTCGCGAAGCTTCTTCGTATTATCAATCTGCTTACGAAGTAACTTTACATCGGCTTTTTTATCTTCTGTAATGTATCGGTCAATTATACTATCAATCATTATCTTATCTTTCATTTGAATGAAACTTCTTCAAATACTTATCCAAATCCTCTGGTGATTTTATGTCTTGGGCTGCACCATGATTTGGAGTATGTCTCGCTGTCCCATCAGGAATAAGCCTTACATCATGCTTGGGATACTTATCATGTTTACTCTCTTTTTTCGCTACCCTGATATAAGTGGGATTTATACTTGTTGACATACTCTCACTTCGATGATAACCATGTTTAGTTAGCACCTTGTGATATTCACTTTCGGCACCTTCACCCAAGTATTGTTCAATCATCCTGTCTATTTTATTCATATAGGAATACCCTCAAATCTATTTATATTATTTATAAAGTTTTACCTATCTTTCAAATATTCCATAGTAGTATAA